ATACCCGCCTTGCTCTTCAACCTTAACCTTCAAACTACAACCGGTTTTAGTAAGATCAAAAATACGCTCACCGAACTCATCAGCGTCTTCTCCCTCAATAGCTTCCATAATAATCTTATGGAGCTGTCGTCCAAAACGAAGAATCTTAACCTTACCTTCGTTTTCTGGATTTTCTGGATCCTTAGCCACATATACATTAATGAGCCAATTTTCTTTTCGATTCAAAGCTCGAGCGGCTTCCTTTTCTTCTTCTGTACCAGTTCTAGAGATCTTATATCGCGCTTCCGCAATTGGATCTCTCTCTCCCCATGTTTGAGGACTAATTGCACTCTGGAACTGTCCAGTTGCTTCACTCACCCATCCATGAGAATAATAATGGAAGAATGTCTTACTTGGTTCCTTTGCGTTTGGAACTAATCGCAACACATATGTGTTACCCGTCTTTAACCGCATAATATTGCTGGTTGTGCTACTTCCCTGTGCTGGCTTTGCCAACGCGTCCTTAATCGATGCAAACATACTCGTCGTCATAATTTTATTATTTTATCTATTGTTTTTATAAGTTTTATACTCAACGGTTTGATTTTCTTCGAGAATGTAAATCTCGTTCTCAAACTGCTCAGCATATTATAGAATCTTTTGTAAGCAAATTCAACTATTTCTTTTTCAAGCTGTATTTTATTTTCACACAAGTCAAGTGCGATTAAACCATAAAAGCTAACGTTACCTTCTTTAATATCTAGAATATAATTCGGATATATTCCTTTTTGTAATTCTAGATATTGTTTACATGAGGTAATATTATTATCTGCGCACTGCTGGTAGATATATTTCATGCTGTCTCGTAGTCTAGTTATATTGTACGGGTGATCAGCATCAGTAAGCTCAATTTCTTCGATATATTTTCTGTACGTCGATATAGCTCCAAAAGTACTATAAAAATTTAAAGGTACAAATTTCTCAAGATGTAATTTATATGGAGCAGAAAAAAACAATTCAGGATCAATCTTTTTATTTTTTAACGTTTTAGATACCTTTTTAACTAGTACATACTTCTCGTCCTCTAAATTATTAAAGTTTTTTCTAGGAGTAAATCCCTTATGTCGTCTAGTGGTTTTAAGGTAAGTGTTATATATGTTTTGTTCATATACACTCAGCTGATTATCTGTCATAAGTTAAGAGAATGTTTTTTTAAAAACTTTGTAATATACTTGCTCTTATACAAATATGGATCATGTTGTAAAAATATTTTTACCAATTCAAAATTTGTGTCTATTATAAGAGACTCTTTGTATATATCTCTGTATTTTTTCTCTTTAAGAACTAATAAAAAAACATTAGCTAGATTTAACTTTTTGTTTTCACATATAGATACAAAACTACATAAACCTAAAAATTTATGTACAATGTCCTTACGTTCTAATATTGTATATGGATCATCCATTTATTGGGGTAAATTTCTTACTTAATGCTAGAACGTTTTCATTTAAAGCACCACCAGCAGCATACTCATGGCCTCCACCGTCACATACCTTTTGCGCAAATTTACCTAAGTTTAAATCTGTCTTTCTGTTCTTACGTAAATATACTCTATTGTTTTTCAAATTTATCATTAAACATACATCACAATCATTATTATCAATAATATACTGACACAAATCATTAACATATTCATTTCCAAACGTACTAATAAATTTGTACTCTTTTCCAGCAATACGTATTGTTGATTTATATAATGAAACACTCTCTCTGAGTTTTTTAAATTTATAAAAATGGTAACTTATAATTTTATTTTGTTCATTAGTAAAGCCATGGAAACCAGATTCAAAATCTGTTATAAAGTTTTGTAGCTTATCTCCATTTTTATACCAAAATAGAAAGTTTAACTTATTACTTTCTGGAAATTTTAATTCATAACAATCGTAATCATTAGCAAATGCGATTAATTTCTTTTGCTCATTAGTGAGATTAGCATTACTCTTGTAGTGATTGTATATTAACTTACTACAAGATGTGCATTCTTTATCAATTATAGTTGTTGCGTTTTTATATTCTTCTTCATGAGACTTATGATGGTCAAATATCGTTACATTTTTCTTGTCAATAAGATCTTTTATTTCAGTAGTATCTAAGTCAAAGAAATAAACAGTTTTATAATCTGATATCTTATTACGCTTTAGCCATGCCAAAAACTTTTCTCTTAAAGAGGAAACCTTAATCGTAATTGCTTTTGGCTTCGTTTGATTCAACCAACAATACGTTAAATAACTACAACAGCCATCTAGATCTAAGTCTGTAAAGATTATCTCAGCCTTTGACATTGTATATATTTACACAGTTCTCCCGAATTGTACAGCATCATCTTCTGCTGCGTTAATATCATCATTAACATTCAGGTCATTATTCTCTGTTAGAGTTAGGGTATTATAGTCAATACTCAATCGAGTACTACCTGTATTAGACCCAAAGCGATTTTTGATTATACCTATGTGAAGGGCATCGTCTTCTTCATCTTCTTCTGTTCGCCAAATACTAACGATAGCATCTGCCGTTGCTCCTAATCCGTAACTCTCACCAATAGACTCTAACCCAGGACCTCCTGCGTTGTTACCATAACCAGTTCTGTTGACTTGAGTTGCTGATATAACTGGACACTCAAACGTATAAGACATAGCTCGTACTTGCTCAGATATACTTTTAATTCTTTCATAGGAATTATTACCATAAGTACTAGCCATTAAATTTAAATAATCTAATACAATAATATCTGGCTTAAATTCTTTGTTTATTAACTTTTTAATGAACCCTTCTAACTGCGGCGGTGTAATAGAATTTGGTGCAAATTCTTTAATGATCATATTTGCTCTAGGGTGAAGCATTTTAAACTTACCAACACTTTCCCGTAAACTGTCAATATGGTCATCTAAATGATTAATAGGTAAACCTGTCATTCTTGATGTAATCCTCTTACTGTAAATCATTTCTGACATTTCAAGAGAAACCACTAATACATTTTTACCTTCACTGGCAGCTGTAGTAGCTATGTTGCTAAGAAAGATTGACTTACCAACATTTGTAGGACCAGCGAAAACATACAAGCTTCGCCCATCTTCTAAGAAGCCACCATCTAAGCGCTCGTCTAACCAGTTCCACCCGGTTTTAATTTTATGTTCTCTGGTTGTTAGGTTAACTATATGCTGCTCTAGATCTTTAAAATAATTATGGCCTATATTTGTAGTAATAGAAATATTACATGCTTTATTAAATTTTTCATGAATACTTTTTATATCTCTTTCTTTACTATCAACAATTTCTAAGAACGTATTAAATACTGCTTGCTCTTGAAGAAACTTTTCCGTATATAGGTATAAGTCTTCAGAGGTAAGATCAGATTCTATTTCATTAATTAAGGTTTTACTTTTAGTATAATGATCTTTAAGTTGATCTGTGTTTAGATATAATTCTAATTCAGTCCTAGAGGGGCGCTTATTGTTCTTTTTATATAGAGCTTGTATTAATTTAACAATCTGTTGAAATTCTTTATTTTTAAAGAATTTATAATTAAGATTATCAATTATAGAATTTAGATATACATCATCTTCAAGACAGTTCTTAAAAACGATTTTTTCTAAGTATTCGAGATCTATGTCTAAGTAGTTATGTTCGCTTGTTAGCATGTTCGACGAGAGTATTATAGAAGTAGTCTTCTGATTTGCCATACTCTTCTGTGATTTGGTTTAGGCCTGGTGATTCGTGAATAACGTGAATAGGGGCAGTAGTTAGCCGCAACCCAGCTAAGTGACAGTCTAAACAAAACTTTAAATCATAATGATGAAAGCCTTTTATATTTTTATCGAACTTTATTTTTTTATTTGCGATTGATTTAGTACGTACTGCTAAAAACAATCCATCTAATAATACCACACTTTTTGGAGTTTGACCGAATATTGTCGGAGCGTAATCTGTATTATTTTGATAGTGAGATACTATTCCAGATAGAGTGTCTGGTTTACATAATAAATGCCATAAGCAAGGTCGTTTAACCTGTATCTTACTACCACCCGCTAAACCTACTACATCAAAACCTTGTTTAAACAAATTGCGAATTTCTACTAGAAAGTTTATACTATCAATAAATATATCATCGTGTACAAATAGAATACAATCATATTTTTTAAAGTTTTCAGCTGTAAAGTAATTATTATAAACTGCACACAACCCGCTAGTATTTTTATATGTAGGTTGAAGATCAAAAGTAGTTATCGTATTTTCTTCATGGTGGCGTAGACTTTTAGATAATCTAGAGTGTATAAATTCAGCTCTTGACGATTTCGTCGCGACTGCTATCAAAGTTTTCATAAAAAGAATGGAGAGTCTTTTAGTTCAAATTCATCTATTTTGTTAAATGTGTTAGTAGTAAAATTATACTCTAATACATGACCTTCCTCTATACGACTATATCCTAAGCTATTAACTCGCTCGTGAGAAGTCTCTGGCTGCATAGAGCTAAAACTTCCGTTGTTAAGAAATAGTGTAGAGCCGGATCTAAATATACGCATACTTCCTGTATTGGTATCATAATACCAGCAACCAAAGGTACCTTGTAACGTAGATAGTGCATCAGTAAACCCTACCTTTTCTATTAATGGGAGAAGTACACTACTATCTACACTACAAGTAATATCTAAGTTATACTCTTTAATTAATTCTTCATGGTTAGAGAGAACTCCATTATGCGCTATATACTTGTTGTTTAAGTTAAATGGATGAGACGTTTTAGTTTCAAATTCTCGAACGCTTGATGTCGGAGACTGTACATGCCCTAGATAATATATACAAAAAGGGCTTTCTTCTATAGGTTTATTAAAGTCTTGGTCATGTTTAGTTGATACGGTAATACCATTTTTCATTCCTCCGGGGAATACCATTGTTATACTGCGTACAAAATTACCTCTTTCAGAGTTCTTCGCGCACAGCTCTTTAAATGTCTTAAAATCGTTTGATCCAAAAATTCCACACATAATTTATTTTAGTTTATATTCTCCATGGTATATCCGTTCTCTCATATTCAATTGGGTCTTTCATGTCATTATCTAAAAATCCCTTTATACGAGAACTACACGCAGTACAATATCCACATGCTAATTCTTTACCCTCATAACACGTCCAAGTATCTTCAAATTTTACTTTAGCATACAACCCCTTTATAATAATATTTTTCTTAGAGTCCTTAATTAGTGGCGCCACTATTTGTATTCTATTTTTACGATTTAAAGCAGTTAGGTTGTTTATGTTTTCTAAAAACTCTACACTACCATCCCAATAGCCAGCTTGACTATCTACAAGCGCTGAACCATGATAAACTGTATCTGCCCCTACAGCCTCTGCATATGAACAAGCAATAGACAACATCATCATATTTCTAAAGGGTACATAATTAACAGGTTGCGCATCACCTAGTACATCGCGAGCTTGAGCTACTTTAATATTATCATTTGTAAGAGATGAGGTAGGAGCGAGATATTTTAAAAATTGTATATCTACAACCTTATGTTCTTCAATATTGTTATATTTTGAATTAAAATTATCTACTTGAATACCAGCACATAACAATTCTTTATTGTGTTTTTGACCATAGTCATAAGTTATTGCATATACTGTATCGTGCTGCTTTGCAGCATGTCCTAATATGACTGAACTATCTAACCCACCTGAAATAGGTACTACTGCTTTACTCATCGTCTTGTTGTAATATAGCTACATCGCTTAGAGATTTACCGTAACGGTACTTATCACCTATAGAAGATTCTAACTTAGGTAATACACTACTCCACACTTCTTCATCATTGCGCCAGTTTTTATAGTAACCTATTTTTTTATCTCCTATACT